GAGATGTTAGATTCCGCGAAAGGGGATTTCCAATGATTATTCTTTTGCCGCTGCTTGTAGCCTTGATTGGCGTAGTGCTTTACGCCGTGAGCAATACCAAACTGGCCGAGATTGGCCGCGTCATGTTCTTTTGCGGGTTGCTGGCCTTTCTGCTGAGCTACCACGGGCAGGCAATCACGGTAGTGCGCTGAGAGGCCCGCATGTTTCCCCATGGCTCAAGTAATCAAGACAAAGAAGTGTCCGAGGTGTGCCGGATTCGGGCGGACAAAGGTCTGCCGCAAGTGTCATGGGGCAGGGGAAATCATCATTTCAATCAATGGCAAGCCGGTAAAGCACAAGAAGAAAACGAAGTGAGGGCCAAACATGCTTGATAATTTCACACGCTCACTCTTGAATGGCGACAAAAAGATTTTTGAGGCATTGGGGCTTGAAAAAGTTCCAACGATGATTGACGCTCAGGGAGCTGATACCGGCGGGATAAATTCTTTGCCTCATGGAAAATCCATCTGGCGACAGGGCAATGACACCACGCCGGGGACGCTTATCTTCGATCCTGTTGTTCGTGCTCCCGGCCAGCCTTGGGACAATTCCTACAATTACAACACGATCACGCGCAACCCTCAGCCTGTGTCAATTCTCTGCTGGGAACTGGACTTCGTGCTTGCCGCGTCAGACCTAAAAGGCAACGCCAGAGAGTTTGAAGCGGAGCTTTGCGAAGTAGGCTGGACGTACAACATGGCCCTCCAGTACAAGTGGTCAAACGTGGATGGCCCTCCGGCTTGGCGCATGTTCGATCAGACCGCCGTCAAGAATAAATGGGTGCCGATTCCCGGCATTCCAGCGCCGAATCCCGTTGCAGGCAAATTCATCTCAGTGCAGGCGTATTTCGTCATTGACCGCGCTGCTGGCGTGACGTGGCACGATTCGGTAGTGATTGACGGCGTTTACTATCCCATCAATGTGCCGCACAAGAAAATGTTCAAGTGGCCAAGCAAGCCGACTTACCTGCACAATGCCGTGCAGATTGACCCGCTGAATGATGGGCAGGTGTGCACGGTGCAGATTCGCAACTGGAATGTGAGAGGACTCTAGGTGCAATCCATGTCCATGCCCGTCATGCCGCTGAGAGACGTGATCCTGATTCACGTTCTGCCGCCTGTCATATCGGCAGTGGCGATCATCATTGTGGGAATGCTGGCCGCGAGAAAGCAGCTTGCCAAAACGCAGGAATTGCACGTCACTTTCAATGACCGTATGGACAAAGCCCTAATCTCTGAAAGGGCCTCGGGCGTGGCCGAAGGACGATTGGCGGAGAGGAATGAGCGCGAAGACGGGTAGCCCACTTCCGGGGTGAAATTTTGGAAATGTTAGTGGCCGAAAGGGAAGGCGATGCATGATGTTTGGCTTACTGTACTCAGCATTGTACGTGACATCGTGGTTGGTGCCACTCTTGCTTATCTCGCTGTGCATTTGGATCGTGTCAAGAAGCGTCAGAGATACCACGAGAGAGCGTGCCGCGAGGACAAAGAATCCGCCAATGTTCCCTCCAGCCATGACCATGCCAGAGGTGCGGCGGCGGGGAAAACAAACGGTGTACATAGCAGGGATGATATTGATTCTAGCTCTGGCTCTGACTGCGACCCTCCGCGTGGGCATGGCCCTCGGATACGGAAAACGTGACCGCGAACTACTTGATCAAAGCCACACTTATTGGGGAGTTTTTATTCTTGATAAATACAGCGATGTCAGTTTTAGAATTCAGCCCGCCCGTATGCAGGATGGCCAGTGGGACTTTTGTGCGCCAGTGCCATTTCAGAAGCATGACGAACTGCGGTACATCACTTTTGAGCAAAAGAACGGCTGCAAAAGGTTAGAATACTTTCAGAAACTCGATCCCAGACTAGGAGAAAAACTCAATGCTGCCTCAATACCGCCTCGATGACCAACTGCCACCCCAGCCGCCAAAACCTTGGAAGGAAGGCGATCCGGGCCCGAAGCCGAACGACAAGCCGGAAGATAAACCGGAAACGCCAGCAAGCGCATGAAACTGCTTGTTACCAGAACCGATTTCACCAGCCTGTCAACTGAGGGGGAACTCTCGGTTGACGGGCAGCCATTCGGCTACACCCTTGAACCGCCGAAGCGAGACACAAAACCCTGCGCCATCCCGGTAGGCACCTACGATGTAACAATCCGCTGGAGTCCCAAGCATGGCAGGCTGATCCCGCATGTTGAGAACGTTCCGGGATTCGAAGACATTGAAATCCACATCGGCAACTTCCCAAAGGATACGGAGGGCTGTTTGCTTGTGGGGCAAAAACCGGGAACAGACTTTGTGAGCGGCAGCAAGGTTAAGTTCGATCAACTGTTTCAGGCGATGACAGAAGCAAAAGCTGCTGGCGATCCAATCACGATTACATACGTGGAACAATGAAAAAGATTCTCGCAATACTCATTCTCTCCGCAACCGCCTTGGCGCAGTGCGATGCGTCCTTGTGGAACCACATCTACAATAAATCACGCCTGCACATAATCAAGAAGTGCGTGACGGTCACAGGAACAATCAGCCGCGCCTGCCGAAAAGAAAAAGACGGTGACTGGCATTGCTTCCTGAAGGTGGACAAGCAGTTTGAATCAATGCTGAATGCCAAGAACATGGCAAACGAATTCGGCAATCTGGTAATCGAGCCGATCTGCATCAGCCCGCCAACTCAGGCGGATGCGATTCAGGCTTGCAAAGGTTTTAGCCAGAGCTTTCCAGAAATCAAAGTGGGCAACCGCGTGAGCGTGACGGGCGATTACGTTCTGGACACAGCCCATGGTCATACAGAAATACATCCCATTTCAAAAATTACAAAGGAGTAACCTATGGTCCCATGGTGGGCAATTCTGATTTCTCTGGTGGCTGGTGCGCTAGCCACTTCCATTGCCGAATACGTTTTGAAATACAACCTCATTGACAAGTTCCTTGATTTCTTCCGCAGCGAAGAGCAGAAAGCAGCGGCCAAACTGAAGAGTGCTCTGTGAGAAAGTTCATTCATTGGCTGGCGCATATAACGGGCTGGAATGGCTGCCTCATGGACAGCTATTGGCATGATGGCAAGATCATTCCCGCTTGCCGATGCCTTGGTTGTGGAAAGCTCACGGATTTGTGAGCGCACACGTCAAGCACCTTGTTATCGCTGGCCTCATAGCCGCCGTAGTGCTGCTGGCAGCCTGGAAGTACTTTGCTTACGCTGGAAATCTCGCCCACGATCAAAAAGTGCTTGCAGAACAGACGCTCAAAGAAGACCTGGACAAAGCCAAAGTCCAAGCAGCGGCCACCAAAGCCGATAATGAAGCCCTGCAAGGCCAGTTAAACGCGCTACAAGCCTCTACAGCAGCTCTCCAGCGAGAGTTGGCTACCCTACGTACCCAACTGGCGAATCAGCGCCAGGTAAACGATGCCATGCCGCCGGATGCCCTATCCTTGCGCTGGAGTGACCTGATTGGCCAGCCTGGAGGGGTACAGCCGGGGAATGCTGGTTTTAACGTCACCTTGCAGGCCGGACATGCGACGGTCAATGCGCTTGAGGAAATACCCGTCCTGAAGGCGGAAAAGGCCCAAATTGAGGCCAATTCAGCCCAGAAGGACATTGCCATGGTACAGGCCCAGAAAGCCCTTGGAAGCACAGCAGATGAGCTGGCGACGTGCAAAAAGACCGTTCTGGACGCGGATGCGCTCTGCAAGGTGCAGATAGCTGAAGTGAAGGCCAAGGCGCGGAAGCGGAACATCGTGCTTTCAGTCTTGGCGGCTATTGGCGGGTTTCTGCTCAGAAGCAAGATTTAGCATCTCGCTCCAGCCTTCAGGATCGGATGCGATGATTTTTTGCCATGTCGAATCGCTCATGTACGTTTGTCGTTTGAGAGTGGCAAGCATTTCTGGTGAAATCCATTTGCAACTCATTTGCAGAAAACCTCGTGCGCTTTCTGTTGGCGCGATTCCATCAGGTTAAGGGTGACTGCGATTTTAAGGGCAAGCCGCTTACTTGTGGCCGTGCAAATCAATTTGTCCTTTTGCCCCGGCAAGACTCCGCCGAGGAACACACCCCGAATAATCGCAAAATATTTCAGGCGTGGCCTACTTTTCATTTTTGGTTCCCCTTTCCCGGCCCCTGCGTTCCTTGGGATTGCTATGCTGGTTCCGAATCGAACGGATGCAGGAATATTGTTGGCACTCACCCTCTTGCCCAAGTCCAGCACTTGTGGCTTCGCCTGCCAAGCTAGGCCACTCGTTTTTATGGCAACCCCAAGCAGCACAGGAGCTAGCGTCCCGGCTTCCACTTCTCGGCCTCTTTGCGCAAATCTCCCATTGGCCCACCATGGGCATCGTAGAATTCAATGGTTTTATTTAGGGCCCTGAGCAGCGGCTCAAGATGTGAGTCCACAATGCCTGCCATTGTTTCCAGATCATCCGGTTTCAGGTCTGGGCACATGGCATCTGCTAATTCCCGTCCCGCTGCGCTTGCTTTGGTTGTCCCGCTCATGGCTTTGCTCTCTGCGTAATGGCCACCTTGAGCATGTAGGCTATAGCCAGCTTGACTTGTTGCTCTGGCGTAAGGTGCCATGCGTGTTCACGCAACAGATTAAGCAGTGTCATTTTCCAGTTTCGCATTTCGTTACCCCTTTCCCGTCTTGAGTCCCCGGCGGCGTATTTAATCTTCTTCCACCCAATACCAGCGAATGTCTTTCATTTTTATTGCCGTTGTGTGCGGAAGTGTTCCGAGAATCAAAACAGGTTCGTAAATTCCAGAAAAATGATCCTCGCTCTTAAACGTCACTCTGGCCGTGGACTGGTGGAGTCCATCTTTGTCGCTTTCATTATTGCGATAAATGTGAACGAACATCTCCCTACCCCTTTCCGTGGGCATCGCGCCCCGCCGCCGGAATCGAGTACTGACATTCACTGGCTTCAACAAATCGACCATCTGCAAGTTCAATAATTGTTCGGAATGGTTCTTCAGAGTCATCGCGCACAACCACGCCGGGAATCGTATTCGCCAGATCGTAATTAAAACAAACCACTACTCCTTTGTTTAGGTGCGCTCCCTGTTTAGGGAAGCCTTTAAAGCCGATATTCGGATGAACGCCCATTTTCCTTTGCCCCTCTCTTCTGCCTGCGGAATCCCCCGCGCCCCGCCTACTCGTGACTGATCCACAACATATTTTCCGGCATCTTCTGCTCAAGCATGGACGCCGCTAACATCTGCGCTCTAGGCTTGCCCTGCAATTTAAGCAGTTCTAACCCAGCAGTTATGAGAGCAATTTCGTCCTCAATTAACGCTCGAATTTGAATCGTTTTTGCCATTTTCTCGCTCTCCCTCTGGCCCTCACGGGGCCGCGCCACAGTTACGCCTTGTTTTGTTTTATGGTCAGCGCATCGTATTCGACGCGAATTTCGGTAAATCTCCATGCCGCCGAATAGACATCCTGCCAGCAGATAGACAGAAACGGTAATTTGCTTCCACGCTTGCGGAACGTCACGCCATTATCATCGGTAACAACGTCATATTCGCAGCCGTCAACCGTAATTTCTCTGATCTGCTCCATTTTCCCGCTCTCCCTCTGGCCCTCACGGGGCCGCGCCACGCTATCTGTCTTCTTTCCGAATTACGCCGCTTGCAATTTTGAGCTTCTTCCCGCACTTCTCACATTTCCAGCGATATGGTTTTCCGCTCGGGGCAGGCTCGTCAATCCGCCGAAGATAATGAATGCAGTTAGTCGCGTATAGCTGAATCTTGCCAATCATCTTCATTCTCCTACTTCCGCGATCTGTTGCGCGGCCCAGGTTACCGTACTCCGCTGATATCTGAGCCAACAGTGATGAGCCGTTCCATTTTTTCGTTCAGTTCGGCCAGTTGCGCGGCGATTTCAAGCAGCACATTTATGGTGCCTTCGTTTTCTTGCGTCAAGGTTCCCCAGTTGGTTGCTTTACGAATCTCATCTGCGTTCATCTGCGGCCTCCGCTTCCTGTATTGAACATGCCCATAGTCGCACAATTCAAAATAAGCGTCAAGGAAAATCGTGACACTAAGTAAAGATTTCTCTTGACGGCATTTTGGAACTGTGCGAAACTCTTCCGTGATGGCGACAATGACTAAAGCAAAAGAGCTGCTAACCATAAGAGAGCAACAGTTTTACGCTTTCTGGAAGAAGCTGGGCCGCAAGAAACCGTCTCAATCTGAGATGGCGCGGCGGTTCATGGTTCCGCGTCAAAGGGTGCACCAGTTGATGGCGCGGCTGAGAGAGAAGGGGTGGATGTGATGGGTGGAAAACAAATCGCACTGAGGGATATGGACTGGAAAGAAAGAGGAAGATATCGCAGAGCCAACAGGTTCTACATGTCTTGCTTGAGCACAATATCTAAAGCCTCATTATTGTCGGCGGATAGGCTACGCGCTTTGGCCGCAGAATTCCTGCATGAAGGCAAAAAGAAGTATGGACATGCAGCGAAGTGAGCACGAGTACAGATCAACGCGGTGAGCCGCCTGAAGAGCAAAGGATGGAACGGATTATGAAGCGATTTAAATGCGGAATGCGGGTAAGGATCGTATCGCACAAGGACGTGAATATGATCGGCAACGAAGGAACAGTCTATCGCCTGAGAATTGCCGACAACGGAGCATGGGTAAGAATGGACAAAAGGTTAGCAACTGAATGGTTCCCTTTTGGCGATATGGATTCCCGCTCTAATCACACACTTCTAAGCCCAGACCAATGCGAAAAGGCGGGCAAATGACAACCCCTCTACACCCCGCAGATGCCGAACGCCTAGAACTGCTCGAACTGGACGCCAAGATGGAAGGCGACGACCTTGAGCGGATGCTGGAAAAATCCGCAGAGATTTGCGGCGAAATAGAAGCCACTCGCCAACGTCTGAGACGAAAAGTTCAGATACGAGACGACTTCAAATCAGCCCTTCAGGGCATGGGGTGCGAGACGAAATGAGCGACGACATCGAAAAAGCGCGAGGCGTGTATTCGGCGCTCAAGAACTTGCGTAAGCGTGGTTGGCGTGTGGCCGTTCATAACGATTACATGCTCGACAATCGGCTGCATACATTTTGGCTGTTCACGGCTTCGCATGGCCCCTACTTTGCAAAGGGCGAGAGCACGGAAGATTTTTACGCTCTCAATCAAGTGCTTGCCCACGTGGATGACATCGAGAAATGGAGCAGAAAACCGGCATGAGCGAAATCAAAGTGCTAACGGACTTGGACATCTGGGGCGAACCAAAACGGTTTGACCCTACGCGGCCCAACCCTGACGAAGATGAAACGGACTGCCAAGAAGTTGAAGGCGAAGAGTCAAGCGACACGGCCAACGGAAATGAGATGTGGCGGAACATTGGAGGATACAGATGAAACTTGACGAAGCAGGCGTAACCGAAGCCTTGGATGATTTTGACCTTGAAAAACTTGATGAGCTTTTCTTTGATGCCGACAAATACGGAGAGCTTCGCATCATTTACGAAATGCTCAAGCGGATAATGGGAAACACAAATAATCGGCTGAGCGAAGCCATTGGATGCAGGTACAGATGAAACGGATAAAGATTACAGTCACGGCGACGGATATACGTAAGGCTAAAAAACTTGTCCTTGTAAAAGCAGCGGCTTATAGCTGCCCGATAGCGCTGGCAGCACAAAGAACCTTGAAAGATGAGCAAGCTAGAGTCTTTATGGATGAAATAAAACTCTGTATTGAAAACGGGCAAAGACTGCGCTTGCCGCTAAAAGCCCAAAGATTTATTTCTCGTTTCGATGACAATAAGCCTGTTAAACCTTTCAGTTTTACGGTGTTAAAACCATGAGCACCCAACATCCTAACGCCGCGCAAAAGTTGAACACGGGGAGGTAAGGATTTTTTATGGCAACCAAACAGCTAGACCTTGAACCGATTGCAGGACAATTACCTGTGCGGCAACATGCACCGGACTTGATGAGCCTGATTGACTACGCGGTAAAAAACCAGTCGGCCATCGAAGTTATCAAAGAGCTTCGGGCGATGCAGGCCGCTGACATTGCACACCGGGCTGAGATGGATTTCAATGACGCAATGGAAGCAGCCCAGAATGAGATTTCTGAAGTAATTCCCGATGCCGACAATGAGCAGACTGGCGGAAGATATGCGACCTTTAAGGCACTCAATTCGGCCATCCGTCCGGTTTATTTGAAACACGGCTTCAGCCTGTCTTTCAATGGTGCCCCGTCGCCAGTCCCAGATGAAATCTATGTTCTATGCAAGGTCAAGCACTCCGGCGGTCACTCAGAGCCTTACATGCTGCCGATGTCCACAGACAACAAAGGGCCGAAAGGCGGCGGCGTGATGAGCAAACAGCAGGCCGTAGCAGCGGCCACCAGTTATGGGAGAAGCACACTCCTAAAACTCATCTTCAACATTTCCGTTGGCGCAACTGAGGCCAAGTTTGAAGAGCTTGGAAAATGGGAAGAGGAGCTAAAGCAGTGTCAGACCATCGACGGGCTGGAAAAGGCTTACAAGACGGCTATGGACAAGGCCGAGGACGCAGGGGACAAAGCAGCCATGTTCGATCTGATCCGCCTGAAAGCAAAGTGTCGCAAGAAGTTGGAGGGCAAGTGAGCGCAGGCGAAATCATTGATTGCATTCAGGGTGACAAAACATGGTTTTCATGTCGCCTGGGAGCGGTTACGTCCTCGCGTGTGGCTGATGCAATCCGTTTTCTCAAGCGCAGAACCAAAGACAAGCAGGTAGGCGAGGAATCTGCGGGGCGCGAAAAGTTGCGCCTGGAATTGCTTGGCGAGATCATCAGGCAAGAGCCTTCAGAGCATTATGTGAGCAAGTGGATGGAGGACGGAAAAGAGAACGAGCCGCTGGCGCGAGATGCTTATGAGCGGCATCTGTCTGTAGAAGTCAAGAGAATCGGATTCATCTACCATCCGCACATTAAGATGGCAGGGGCAAGCCCAGACGGCCTAATTGGCGGTGATGGATTGGTCGAGTTTAAGTGTCCCCGGCTAGCAACGCACTTGCGGTACATCATTAACGGCGTGATTCCTTCTGAATACCTTCCGCAGATGTATTGGCAATTGGCCGCTTTCGGCGGAGAGCGCGCTTATAACGATTTTGTGAGCTACGTTCCAGACCCGAAACTGCCGAAGGATTTGCGCCTCTGGATTGGTCCGCGCTTGAAATATGACGCGGCCATCATTGGCGAGATGGAAAGAGGAGTGGAACAGATTAACGCCGAAGTGCAGGAGATGTTGCTAAAAATCAGGCCGGATTACTACGAGCAGAAACTCAGGGCCAGCGTGCAGAAGATTACGGGCCAATACGACCCTGATTTGGTGGAGGCGTTTAACAATGACTTCGTTCTCTAGCTGCTTACCAGAGGCCGCATGAAACACATTGTCGGATTATCGGGCGGGAAGGATTCAGTAGCTATGGCTTTGCTTCTTCGCCAGCAGCATCCCGAGATTGATTTTGATTGGGTATGCACCCCGACAGGTCGTGAGCTTCCGCCGATGGTTGAGCATTGGAAGCGATTAGGCAATTTATTAGGCAAGCCTCTCCGTCCGGTTGCTGCAAAGCACAGCCTTGCGGGACTCGTTGTACTTCAGAAGGCACTCCCGAATTGGCGGATGCGCTGGTGTACGCGGCTGCTCAAGATTGAGCCATTTCGTGAGCATGTTATGAATAATCTGCCATGCACCGTCTATGTCGGGATTCGCGCCGATGAAGTGGCGGAAAGAGACGGCGTGGATTGGGATTCCATCGAAGGCGTTACCCGCAGCTATCCACTCGTTGAGGCAGGCTGGGGCTTGAGACGCGTCTTAGAGCAAAACGCCAAATACGGAATCATCATTCCAGATCGTAGCGATTGCGATATGTGTTTCTTTCAAACGCTTTGGGAGTGGTTCTGCTTCTGGCGTGACTACCCTGACAAATACGAAGAGGTTTGCTGCTGGGAAGATTTCACTGGCCACACGCTACGTTCGGAGAAGAGGGATACATGGCCAGCCTCACTTCGAGCATTGGCAAAACTATTCGCTGCTGGCGTGATTCCGAAGCAACGGCAGACTATGAAAGACAGAAAGGTTATGTGCTCAACATGCGCCAGGTGACACGTATCCCCCGTTACAAGCGTCCCAACCCGAAGAGAGCCAAGCCGAGAGCAGTCCACTCCGAGCGCACGGCCCATCTGAACGGAGGCCACAAGCGAATCCGGTTAACCGGACCCGCTAGATCGAAGCGAAGGGCTGAGATATTTGAGCGGGCTGGCTGGCAGTGTGAAGAGTTGATTCCTTGGAGAAACAAAGACGGACACGTAGTTGTTCTAATCCGTTGCAAAAACAAAGCAAGTGAATGGAGCCATACCCGTCACGGAGCATCGAAGTGTGATTGTCTTGATCCCAGGTGCTCCATCGCCAGTTGCAGAGATTGCCATAAGAAGCGGCATGCAGGAGGAAACGGGAAGCCATGCCCAAAGAAATGACCACCTTCGAGCGCGAATACCAGGAGCTAGACAGCGTTACCTTCAGCGTCAAGGGAAACACGCTGCTGTACACCATTAGACAGGCAGAACCGATATTCACTTGCTTTGATGACGGCACTATGGTAGTTGACGAAACTGACCCCGTGGCCGACTACTTGAACGCTCACCCGCCGAGAGAGAAGCCGTGGAAACTGAGATTTCTTATTGTTCTTGGCTTGGCAATCTGGTTTTGGTGGCAGGTGGGCGAGTACGTCATGAGGATGGCAAGGTGAAGCCATATTACGAACATGGCGGAATAACTATCTACCACGGTGATTGCAGAGAGATTCTGCGGTCTCTCGATCCGGTTGATGCCGTGACGATTACCGATCCGCCTTATGGTGTGGCAAAGGCTGAGTGGGATACATACCTGCCTGTCGATTGGATGCACGAAGCGGCTCGGTTTGCTGATGTTGTGGCGGTCATGCCGGGAACGGCTAACCTGCTCAATCTTCCGCAGCGTTTCAGTGGCCTTGAATATCGCTGGACTCTTTGCATTCACCTGATTAACGGCATGACTAGCGGCAAGATGGGATTCGCCAACTGGTTTCCTTGTGTGGTCTATGCGCGGCCTGAAATATCGCTCTACCGTGAGCAAGGCGATGCCGTGGACATCGCCGTGGGGACTGAGCCAATGCCAGAGCACCCATCGCCCAAACCCCTGAAAGCAATCTCTTGGATTATTTCGCGCTTCGACAGGCCAGTAATCATTGACCCGTTCGCGGGAAGTGGCACCACGCTGGTAGCCGCAAAAAACCTTGGAAAAACGGCCATCGGCATAGAGATAGAAGAAAAGTATTGTGCCATAGCAGCTAAAAGATTGGAGCAAGAGGTGTTTAGATTCGAGGACGATGTGATAAAATCACCTCATGCCGAGATGGAAATCAGCCAACGAACGCTTCTGGAGCCGAGTAAGAAAGACAGATAACTGCTGGGAATGGCAAGGCTCAGTTTCCAGCGACACAGGTTACGGGTGTTTTTATGATGGCAAACCGTATAGCACGCACAGATATTCATGGAACCTGCATAACGGCAGCATTCCAAGGGGTTTGTGTGTGCTTCACCAATGCGACAATCGGCGGTGTGTCAGACCAGATCATCTATTTCTTGGGACAAAAAAACAGAACTCTCAAGACATGGCCGCTAAAGGGCGCGAACGGGTGCCAGCTTTCAAGGGACAGGATCACGGGGAGTCCAAGCTGAAAAACGAGGACGTTGTGCGAATTAGAAAAGAAGTCGCAGCAGGGCGCAAGCAGAAGGAACTAGCCAAGGAACTAGGCGTCAGTGTTTCCCTCGTAAGCATGATCGTTCTGCGTAAAGCATGGAAACATCTATGAGCGAGATCGCGGCCAAACGGCTGAGTCAGGAGGTATTTCAATTTTGACCGACTTCCTCAAAGGCGGGTACGTAATAGATAAGGATTTTATTGTTAAGGCCGTGACCATTGATGACAACGGCTGCTGGCTATGGAACGGGCGGATTTCCCCTGAAGGATACGGCAGGATTTCCGCAAAGTATGTCCACAGAATAACTTACGAATTATGGCGCGGCCCAATTCCTGAAAAGAAACAGATTGACCATTTGTGCCGTGTGCGACCTTGCGTAAATCCTGACCATTTGGAAGCGGTCACTCAAAAAGAAAACATTCTGCGCGGTACAAGTCCATCGGCCATGCACGCCAAACAGACGCATTGCATCCATGGTCATCTGCTTGATGAAAGCAATACATGGACTGGACGCGGAAGGCAATGCCTGACGTGTGCTCGGCTTCGCATGAGAAAACGAAAGGCCCGTTAATGGAACACTGGATGTGCCTCGACTGCTATCAAGTAGGGCCGCTAAACAGGCGAGGCCAGTGCGGAACGTGCGGCTCAGACGCGGTGACGGAACCTGAAGGGAGAAAGGTATGCACGAATGCCCAGATTGCGGACAAGACTGTGCTTGTGACGGCGAAGACACCTGGAATGACGAAGCCAGCGAAGATTGTGTGCATGACTGTGACCCGCAAGATTTAGAGGATGACGACTATTTAGGAGCGTAAAAAGAGTCTTGACGGTGAGCCCATACTATGACCTGTGACCGCAAAATTGGCCCATTTTCATGCTGCTCAGTAGTGCAGGGGGATTGCCTTGAGCTGATGAAGCAGTTGCCAGATGGGTGCGTGGATTACGTGTTGGCCGATCCGCCGTATAACGTGGGCCTCAACTATGACAGCATCAGCGATAATCGCAGCGATTACAAGGAATGGTGCCGCGGCTGGTTTCTTGATTCAAAGCGTATCTCGAGGACGTGCGTAATGCTTACGCCGGGAATGGTAAGCGTTCCAATGTGGCTGGCCGATATTGAGCGCACCCATTACCTGATTGCATGGACAAAGCAGAACAACTGCTCGAGGAACTACATCGGCAAAACCAGCGGGTTCCAGACTTGGGAGCCTGTATTGGTTTTCGGCAAGGCCAAAAAGTGCATCCTGCGCGATTCCTATGATTGCCCCATTTCAATACAGCCAGAAGCCGAAGGCCATCCATGCCCAAAGCCATTGAATTTATGGGCTGAATTTGTGAGCGATTTCACTCTCGAGGGCGATACGGTGTTTGATCCTTTCATGGGCAGTGGCACCACGGCTGTCGCTGCCAAGAAGCTAGGCCGTCATTTTCTAGGCTTTGAAATCAGCGCGGAATACTGCCAGATCGCCCGCGAACGGCTAGCCATAATCGAAGCCCAGCCTACTCTTTTTGAGCAAAAACCAGAGCAGAAAGTACTTGATTTGTGAGCCCATACTATGCGATTATCGGGATCGGAAGCGCGAATCGCCAGCTCTGGAGATTACCGCCCCTGTCCACGGCTCCCGGTGCCGACACACTGGGGGCCGACCTCTTGTCGGAGAGATGATGGCAAAGTTTATTAGAATCCGCGAATGGTCTAAGTATCAGCATTACAAGCACCGCAATCCCCCTTGGATAAAACTCCACCGCGAACTACTCACTTCCACCACTTGGGCTTGTGCCGACGATGCTAGCAGGACGCTAGCAATCGCTTGCATGTTGTTGGCGGCTGTGAATGATAACAAAATTCCCGCCGATGGTGGATACATTCGCCGCGTGGCTTACCTCAATTCCGATCCTGACTTCACTCTACTTGAGAAAACGCAATTCATTGAATTCATTGACGATAACGGATTACTTGTCATTGATGCTAGCGCGATGCTAGCAGATGCTAGCAAGATGCGTACAAACCATGCTTCAGAGACAGAGACAGAGACAGAGAAGAGTAAGAGACAGAAAAAACCTTCGTCTCGCTGCGCTTCGACGGACTCAGAGATTTTTCCAAAGGCTTATCAGCAATACCCAAGACATGAGGCCAAAAGAGCTGCTAACAAGTCTTGGTATACCGCTGTTGTGAGAACCGCGACAGAACAAAAACAGACATTTGCCGAGATTGAGGATTTTATCTATCAGCGAGTAATGACTTATGCGGCCTGCTGTAAGCGAGTGGGCAAGGAAAAGAAGTTCATCCCTCACATGGCGACGTGGCTGAATCAGGACAGGTTTATGGACGACCCAAGCGAGTGGGCAGTAATGGAGAAAAAGAATGGGAACGGAAATTACCAAAGCACCGGCGGAAAACGAGATGCTTCCAACGTGGAAGCGCTTGTACTTAGCGGACTGGGAGCGCGGGTTCAATACGTTCATGCTGATTCTGGCACAGCAGTACAAGATCGAACTGATGATCCAAATAGGAAACAAAAAACAACCGTCCCCGGTGATTGAGTTTTGGCGGGAGCGGATGCAGGGATTGAGCCCGAAGCAAATGATTTCTGGATTGCGAAGCTGGCAAAGCACAGGATCAGGAAACTTCCAACCTACCCCGGAGAATATCCGCGAGTGGGCGGAAGGAGAGCCCGCGCCAGATGCGCCGAAGGCGAAGACAAATCCAGATTGCATTTACTGCGGCGGAACGGGGCTCAGGTTGGCAGATGGTCGCAAATGGAGTGAGCGCGACAATAAACGCAAAAGCGTGACGCGGTGTGATTGCGCCATCGTGGTCTACGGAGATGTTGTTTACAGGCAGCCCAAGTTTCAACTGGTGGGAGCGCCAGAGGATCGAAAGCAGCCCGAAGTAATGCGCCAAATGCCGGAGATTCCACAAGCGAAGGCGATGCCATCTGCTTATGCGCCGAACGATGCAGAACTTGAGCGCAAAAAGCGAGAGGCAATAGAACTGGCAAAGAAGTTCAAAGGGAACGGCGTTCAGGGCGAACTCTTAAAAGATTAATAGTTGGTCTAAGGTTATTTTGGGTATTGACAAGCGTTTACTAAACGTTTACGCTCTCAAATATCAGATTTAATCTTACTCAAAGAGAGAGAACTATGACAAAACTGCACGAATTGCTGGCCGTGGATGGCAACCTTGACGGGCAGGCCACCAAGACCACACAAGAGCTGGTAAAAACGTTTGAGAGCAAGCGGCATTTGTTCGAGGAAAAACTTGTAACCTTCACAGCCAAAGGCGAAGGCGAAAACCCTGTGACAGAGGCCCGGTCTGACATTCAGACGACTGTGGCGCAGGAAGTGTCATGGATTACGGCAATCATCGCCAAGTCTATTGATGCGTCACACCATATTGACTTGGCAAACACGATGGCAAAAGCCGATGTGGTCACCGAGACTGGTGAGACTGTATTGACTGGCGTCCCGGCCACATCGCTGTTGCAACTGGAGAAGCGGCTGAAGGCCATTCACGATTTGGCTGTAGCGATTCCCACCCTCGATCCTGCGAAGGGTTTCCAGCAAGACGCTCAGAAGCCGAAGGGATATTTCAAGGCCCGCGAAACCACCAAGACGCGCACCAAGAAAATCCAGCGGCCGTTGGAGCTTTCACCGGCGACCGACAAACATCCGGCACAGGTGCAGCTCATCACCGAAGATGTTGCCGTGGGAACCATTCTCGAGCAGGAATGGTCTTCAATGATTACGCCAGCGGTTAAGGCCGACATCATCGACCGCTGCGATATACTCATCCGCGCCGTCAAAAAAGCGCGGGCAAAAGCGAACGAGCAGGAAGTGGATGTCACTTCCGCCAAGATCGGAAAGAAGTTGCTGGATTTCGTCTTCCAGCCGCTTTCCTAAAGTTCGGGGTGGCCCGGAAGGGCAATCCCAGGTTCAGGGTAAGGCTAAGCGGCAGTAAGCCGTTGGATAAGACTTAGACTTAGGCTATCACCCTGTAACTTCACAGTGGAGCTGGAAGTGTTGAATACGTTTCTCACAAAACCGAGGTCGTTGGTTCAAATCCAACCGCCGACTCTGAGCGCAGGAATCCGAATGCGTTGAGGGTCGGCGTAGCTCAGGGGTAGAGCTTCGGGATTAGACTAAGGGAAATGGGACTTTGGCATGGAGAGCGTTAGACCACGAATACATCGGGGGCTGGTCGCCGGATATGCGGCTGGCCCCACTATAAAAGGCCAAACCCCTTGGCAAATCGTTCAAAATCTCTAATCGTTTGTTCCTGTGGATGCAAAAAGAAATTCCATCCTCGCATTCATACGCAAATTTACTTTTCCAATCGTTGCAAAAACAGGGCAGCTCAGAAGAGGTTACGGGCAAGAGCCAAGATTTCAGCCTAAGAGCGCAGAGAACGGGCGCAAGCGAAAGAAGAAGCATGGACGAACTTGAGCACGAATTCATACAGCGAATTGAGACAACAGACCAAGAGCGGGAAGTGTGGCTACATCAACAGGCGAGTTGGCACGATTTGCAGGTGGAATTGGGCAGAGGGTCGCCATACTTCAGAACGGATGGCATTATGCGAATAAAGCTATGTACTTGCGGCAGAAAGGCACCAAGGTGCGCCCACTGCCTTAAACTTGGCCGGATTGCCAATCGAAACCTCAAAGAGCGCCGTAAAGCGGGAATCACGCTTATTCAGGATGATCCACTGGATACAGCAAAGGCGGACAGGATTTTGGCCAAAAAGCCGCCAAGCAGTGCAATAACGTGGCTGGAATTGAGCGCGGGACGGAGCAACAGTTGAGCGGATAGGGGAGAGAGGCCCAGAGAAATGCTTTTGGATTTTACTGGCGAATTGGTAAGAGTTGGAAAGTTCGATGTTGAATCTGTGCTCTTGGCAGATCGCCATTATTCTCGCCAGAAACCGGGAACGAATCAGTTCATGCCGCCGGGACGCACTATGGTTCTACGTTCGGCTGCTGGTGATGTGGTTTTCGGATGGCTATGGCAAGAGAAAAGAGACGATGGGCAGGCCGGGTATAACTGCTCCATTTTCCGCAACGAATCAATGCGGTTATCCAGTGAAATCATTTTGGAAGCTGAAACGAAAGTAATTGCAGAATGGGGAGTTAATCGCGGCTTCACATACATAGACCCGGAAAGTATCAGCAATAAGCGGAATCCGGGCTATTGCTTCAAGGTGGCGGGATGGGGATTCGTAAAAGCAACGCATTCCGGTTTGCATTTGCTGGAGAAAATAATTTTGAGCGGAGAGGCCCAGAGAAATGGCGACACAACGGCTAAATTCGCATGAACCTGCATTTACTGTTGAGCATAAATTCCTTGGCACATCATGGAGTTTTGTGACTTGGCAGAACGGTGACTCCTACTGGTTCAACACGAAAACCTTAAACAGAATTGAAAGCTCTCGCGTCGGCGCAGTGAAGGACGGTGAGTGATGGCGTATTTTCCAAACGGCACAGCGGGCATGATGTACGAAGAAATGTATTGCAGCCGATGTGTCCACCTGGGGCCAGCGGAGGGGCCGGGATGTTCTGTGATGCTGCTGCATATGCTCTGGAACTATGACGCTTGCAATGGCGATGATCCCAAAGCTCCGAAAGATGAAAAGGCCAAGCATGATGCGCTGAACACACTCATACCGCAAACGAAGGATGGCCTATCGACTGAAAAATGCACGATGTTCTTTCCTGTCGAATGGCTCTCAGATCGCGGCAAATTTGAAATCGGCAAAGCAGACCAAGAAACCAAAGACAGGCTGAAGCTCGAAGAGTGGAACAATCTCTACGGGAAACCAGATGGTGAGGCCCATGCCTAAGACAGCAAGCAGCGCAAAGGTGAGCTTCACGGTGCCTCTGGTTCCACCGAGTGTTAACCACTATCGAGTGCGGACTCTTAGCAGAGATTCAAAAGGGAGGGCAGGATCGTATGAAACGGGAGAAGCTAAAGCATTCAAGCAAGCAGTTGCAATATTCAGTCGCGGTCAGTCCGTCGATGGGGAAAGTTATGCAGTCACCTGCGTATATTACCTTGGGCACAAGCAACGCGGGGACATCGACAATTTTCTTAAATGTTCCCTTGATGCTCTTGTCTGCGCCAGAGTCATACACTCGGATGCGGCCATCCAGAAAATCACGGCGGAGAAGTTCCGCGACAAAGAAAACCCGCGCACGGAGTTCACGATAGAGGCGGCGGGCTGCACTGAAGGGAGAGCGGGATGATCACACATTATGAAAGAGGGGGGGGGTAGGGATGAAATTCTGGAAATTGATTTATATGCTCACTGGATTAACTCTTGCCGCTGTCGCCATTGATGCGGGCTTCCATCGTAACTGGTTGACTGTGTTTGGCATGTTCTTGTGTTCCTATATCTGCATCTCTGCTGGGCTGGATGCCTACAGATTGACGCGAGGAGGCGGCGATGGCAGATAGTGGACGGTGCAGGATTTGTCTTATGGGCGAGTATTACTGGCATCACACGGTACTGAGTTGTGATGAATATCACACGTTCGAGCCCGAGCCCATCTCAGGCGAAGCGCAAACGATTGTTGAGGCATCATTGGAAATATTAGGAGTTACGAATGAGACATCAGGCGACACGCAAGATTTACTTCCCGAAGCGGGCGGAGCATCCACGGGGGAGCAGCCGCCAGTGTGCGAATGTGGTTGCCACGGCAGCTTGCGTAAAGGTGTAGAAGAATCATGCCCATGTTGCGCGGCCCGTCCCGTGAGCGGCACAGAGCCATCGTTAAAAGCAATATTAGATGCAGCGCGGACTGACGTTCAATCCCGCCCGCAGTGGGAACAAGAGCGGGTTTATGGTAAGCCATCGGTGGTGAGCGGCACAGAGGAAAGCGTGGGGCCACTCGTGGAAACTATTCACAAGGCATACTCGGATTTAGTGAATGAAAGAATCCCTTACATCAAAGGGCAGATGGATCACAGCGTAAACAAGGCTGCTTATGAATTGTGGTGCGTCATTGCTGGTCTAGAAAGAATCGCCGCTGCAGCCCCGAGCCTCACGCCACGCTGCCCGAAATGCCGAAGCGCGTTTGTAACCATTCATTTCAACGTCTGGTCGGAAAACAATCTGCATTGCAGGCATTGCGGAGAAGATTCACGCGTTGAGCAGCGGCAATTCTTCAGCGCACAGGAGGCGGGACGTGAAAGCTGACAACGTAGAAGAAACTATCAAAGCACTGGCTAACGAATTGGCCGTGTTACCGGACTTCGCCAGCACCCGAGAAATGAAAATATGGAACGCCTTTGCTGATGAAGACTTCGCAGACTCGGCGCGGCGGCGGCATCTCCCCAAGCCCCGGCCCCCACTTTCGGTGATGTTGCGAAATGGCTCAACAACGTCGAAACGCGAGACTGGAGCCAAGACGAAAAGAACGATATTTACAGGCTGCTAATTGGCTTCTATGCGGAGTTTTCACCGTTCCCCGGCGCGTTCCCAGGGCTGGAGCCGATTCGCGCAGGAGATCGCCTCTGATCCCCGTTGGCCGCAACGTCTTTGCCCAAAGAATCCACAAAGAAAAACGTAATCCCTCTTGACATTCAGAAATTCAGGCATAAAATCCCTCTCAGGTTGTCATTCTGTTTTGGCTTTGTGCGCGGGGCTTCGGCTGGAGTTTCGCGTACCTGAAATTGCAACCTTTCGCCGAATATGTAGCTTTTGGTGTGTTTGAAACGTAGCCCACACGTAAAAGTGGCGCGTAAATCTGCTCATGCGGATTGGGATTCTTGTTTTCCAACAACCCGATTTAGAGCCAGCGCACTTCATCTCGAAGTCATTGCGCGAACAATTTCTATCTCTTCGGCACAAAGGCAAACGAGCCGTGATCCCCGCCGGCAAAAACCTTTTGAAGATCGTGGTAAATCTAACATTCGGCAAATTGAAATCGCTAGTGAGAAACTTCAGGGATCATTTGCCACGCTACACATTCGGCAAACCATTCATTCCAGAGACATTACCAAGTCACAAAGCACCAGGCACAAGGACCATCGGCCCTGTAGCGGAGCAATCGGCCAACTGCGTGGCTACGATCAGGCTAGCGAATCAGATGGCGCGAGCGCAGCAGCAATAAGAATGCGCATCTTGTCCTGTTTAGCTTTTCTGGCTTTCTGGACATTGGCGCGACAGGCAGCTTTCTTGGCTGGTGAGGTGGATTGACCGCCTTTGCGACCGAGGGAAACAGCGTGGGGATTCTTAGGCATTTAATTCTCTCCAAAAGCTGTTGTAAGAAAACATTAAGCGCTGGATACTATGGTGAACATTGCGCTTATTGGCTGGCTTTTCATCCTGTTGCCAGCACTGGCGGTCCGCATTCCAGTAAGCATCACGCTCGACACCAGTGAAGAGAGAAACGCGATAAGTTCCGCTCTTTTCAGGATTTTGTTTCCTAGCGCATATCCAGCTCATAACGTCCTCCATGCCAAGATAGTAAGATTTAACGAACTTTTTTCGCTCTCGCTCTTTCAATCGTGTCACGTTCGCACCATGACCGCCTTGCAGCCTGTTCCTCGGTTGTCAGGTGAACCAAATCAGGCAATTCGCCAGCGTGAGCACCAGGGCCATAACCGGCAGGCGTGACATCGGTAATAGTGAAGCCCACTTTCTTGTCATAGGCGTCGGCCAAATTCAGCAGGTGGCTTAAGTGAGCGGCTTTTTGTTCGTTCGTCATGCTTAGATATTACCACAATAAGCGGTTATTGAAACATAAATCGGCAGGCTAAGGTAAAATACCTGTAAGCCAATGAGAAGCAAGGACTTGCTCACTGTGAATAATCGTCACGCTCAACCGTAAGTTCGCGGATCGGCGCGGCCCATTTCACTTCAATCGGCGGAATCGGGCGAGTAAGCTCAAACAGGTCAACTTGTTTAGCCTCTTCCAGCAATTCAGCAGTCAGTGCAAACCATTCACCCGTAATGCGATATTCCTTAAACCGCTGGTGCATAACGTATTCAGCAAGTTGCGTATTACAGGGCATTGCCAAAATCATTTTCACTTTTCGCCCATCGGGATCACGCAACGCGGTCATTCGAACATGCGGCTGAGAACTCCATCCTATCTTCGTCAAAGAATTGGCACTGGATTCAATCGCTTGCGCAAAGTAAACCCAGCCGCCAATATCAACATCTCCGTTCTTATTCCAATGGCGCGTCTTACACTTAGCGCACTGTAAAGGCATAGTCTCTGAGTACCATCTATGGGAACAGTCGTCACAAATACATATAAAAGCTTTAGCGATCATGGTGATATTGTAACGCCGATTTCAAGTGATAACGTCGCGGAAAATCTTTCAGAAATTCGGCCCGAAAACGGAATTCGTGACGCGGCAGGAAAATTCACGGCTGGTAATCCTGGTGGTCCCGGTAGATTGCCGTCAACGACGGTCACAGAGGCCATAAGGGCCGATTTACGCGCTGGTAAGGCCATTGTAGTGAAGGATAAGTTGTTTGGGCTGATGGAAAGCGCACGGCGCGAATCTGTGCAATTGGCAGCAGCTCAGGAGTTAATTGATCGCAGCGAGGGCAAAGCAGTGCAGAACGTGCGCCATGCCGGCGTATTCATGGTAATGGCCCCTGGAGCTGAAGCGTTGGCTGCGCTGGATGGGTGGGCAGAGGATGAGTAACTGTTGCGACGGTAAGGGCGCAGAGCCAAATGTGGCCAATCCTAGCGGCATCTGCTTGCAATGCGGTGCTGAGCGGTTTGGCGTGGACCCTGTGGCACAAGAGCACTATGACAGAACAGGCGAGTTTCTGAGGCCAGCCGATGAATAATGCCGATAATTGCTGCATAAATATGCAAAGCAAGCCAGTCAAACTGTGCTCGATATGCGGCGGGCCAGCTTACTTTGCCAAGAGCCTGACATGGCAATGCCACACGCCTGGATGTGCGGCTAACTACGAGCGCAACGCGAACCCTCCTGACCCTTCGCCTCAACCAATCACACGCCCATAAGCCAGCCTGACGCTCACAATGGCCATTTTACGCGGTGATGGCGAAAAGCAAGAATGCTTTTTCCCCGGTACCTTTTCAGTGCCAGGGGGCGGAACACCCCAGGCCGGGTCGAAAACGGCGGCGCTCACATCAAGTCTAGCGTGAAATAAAAATGGTCTTTTGTGTTACAACGTGAGACAATGTGGCACATGAAGACACATATAACGCTGAGGATTGACGCTGATGTGCTACAAAGTGCTATGAAGTTGGCGACGGCAGAGAAGCGTACGATGGCGGGGATGATTGAGTTGTTGTTGGTGGAGGCGATAGGGCGGAGGATGCAAGGAGATTACAGGTGGGGAGATTCTGCAGCGGAGACGTCCCATATGGAAGTTCCGCAGGGGAGTGGTAAAGATTATGCGATGTGGGAAGGTACTAGGGTGAGGAAGTCGGATGTGGGGGCGTTTGATGCGCCGAAGCGGAGGATGTGTAAGCGGCATCCGGCGCTGGGGATGTACGAGGATGAGTGTACGGGGACGAGTTGCAGGCAGGAGAGGGCGGAGAGGGAAAGGCGGATGTTGTGAAAAAAGTTACTTTATTTGATCCTCAGGGAAAGCAGATTTGCAGTTTTGAAGAGCCGGATGGGATACGGTTGGAAGATTTTGCCATGCACCTTGAGAATCTTACGGAGCCGGTAAAGGTGACAATGACATGGAATGAGGTGCCTTTGAATGGCTGAGATTACCATCGAGCGGCAGATAATTCTATCGACAGGAGAGGACTTCTCGGCCCTGACACTGACAGCCATACTGCATCAGTTGCGGGAGTATGGGCAGGTTGCGATTCATATGCAGGGCGGCAAGGTTCCGGGGGTAAGCCGGATAGCACATGAGGTTCTCTCGGTTGCCAGCAGCGTTTGTGTTGTTTTGAACGACAACGAATTTGAAGCGTTGGATAAGATTTGGCAAGATTCACTGGTTTGAAACGAGGATTGAATGGCTGAGATCACAGGATTGAACGGCGAGAAGCTGGGCGTAAAGAAAGCGGTTCTGACGCTGGAGTATGAGCTTGCGACGGGCAAGTTGGCGGTTGGTGGGGAGATGGGGAATCTGGATTTGGCGCTGAATATTCTGGCGCAGGCGACGAGGTATCTGGAGGCGCAACAGAGATACCAGCAGAACAGGATATTTCAGGCGCAGGAAGCGCAGGCGGAGCGGTTGGCGAGGATGATACAGCAGTGAAGGTAAGTCACGCGCAAATAATTGAGTGTCTCCGTAAGTTTGCCGATGAATTGGAGCAGTGCGATCCAAGGAACAGGCCGGAATGGTACGGGGTTGGTGGGTATCAGGCGCGTCTATTCTGGGAATACGGCTTAGAGATACGCGCTGAAGTAAAGTGTGATGGCGAAATTGGGGCCATTGAGCAGATAAAGGTAGATGATGAATCTATCGCCAAAACGCACATGGACCTATGAAAATCGCCCTTACCTTCGATGACGGCCCCAATGAGCCGTACACGCGGCAGATTTTGGAAGTTTTGGCGGAATTTGGGGTAAAAGCTACTTTCTTTGTGATTGGCAAGTGGGTCAGGAAAGAGCCATGGATTGTGAGAATGGCCTGCCGCTGCGGGGCACGAGGCAGGAAATCACAGTGATACGCACCCACAGATGGGCCAGTTAAGCCAAGATGAATGCCTGAAGGAATGGGCCGGATGCGACGAAGCGTTAATCGCGGCTTTTTCAGGGAATCCACATCAGCAGTTAAGATTTTGGCCGCATCGCTGTCCCTTTGGGGACGTTCCAGCGCACCATCCCGCAGATTGGCACACGCCTTGGAACATTCATGGCTCCGATTGGGCCGCTGATTCTGTAGAATCTATTACTCGGCCAATTTTTGAGCGTTTGGACACCGGAAAAGACTCAATCGTGCTTCTGCATGACGGTTATTACAAGGAATTTGGAGCAAATCGCTCAAAAACCGTGGAAGCTACACGAAAAATCCTTGAACGCTACAAAGATGTGAGTTTTGTGACCATTTCTGAGTTTACTGCTTGATTTGCGAGAGCAAGTATTCTTCGCTGACTTCTTCGGCGATGCCGAGATAGGCGCAGAGTCTCTTGAATGCAGTCTGGCAACAGTTTGAACACCACTTGAAAGGCGTTTGCTGCCGATTTTCTGGATTAGTTCCGATTTGCGGATTCCAAGGTTTTAATTCGGTTCCACAATGAAAGCACATGAGCATCATTTTTTCAGCAGCATGAGCGCTGGCAACGCTTGGAAGAAGACGGCCATGAATATCAACCGGAATAGGTAGAGGGCCGGAATAGTCTTGAACTCTTAGTTTTCCCATGCCGCAATTCTAGCGCAAAAACCCTAAAAATCTAAGGAAAACATCATGGCAGTAGCAAATGCAGCTCCGCCGAGTCCTGTCCTCATTGGCCATTCTGGACTTTCTACGGCTTCAGGGGCAATCAATACCGGCGAAACTATTCTTACTAAGGCAGGGCCGCTTTCTGTTGCCCGCTTGACTCTTGGAACGCATATTCGCGTGACCTGGTGCGGTACTTGTACCTCGACCGGAGCCAACATCTCAACGTTCAATATCTACATTGGGGCTTTAGGTACAACTTCTGATCCAAAAGCCTTTTCTGCTGCACTGGCCGCTGCTCCAACTTCAGGAACTAACGTAGTCTTCCGCGCTGAAGCAAATCTGACAATCACGGCTTTGGGGGCTGGTACGAGTGCAACGTGCGTTGGAACACTGATCCTGCTCAATAACGGCACTACGGGAATTTCCGCGACGGTTACCCAGACTATTACCGCAACCGTGGCCGGATTCGATACCACGATTGAAGGCAACATTATTTCCGCGTCTTATTTGTCTGCCGGGGCCACTACGACCAGTACTTTCCAGCAGTGTTTTATTGAAACCATTCTGCGTTAAAAATCAAGTTTAGGAGAAGAAAATGAGTTCACCGCCGTTTAATCTTGCAACCGCCTTCCCCACAGTTGGCGAAAATAGAATGGCAGACGGTAAGCAGCTTACCGGCGTCCGCCTCGACCGGCTTGGCAATCAGGTCAATGCCGATTCTCTTGGTCTTTACTACGAAGCCGGGTTCCGTGGTAGAATGTTCTTTGCCTGCAACACCGCTTCCCAGGCATTAAGCCTCAACTCAACCACCTGTACCGGACTCGCCCTGACCAACCCGGCAGGATCAGGCAAAAACCTCATCCTAATTCAGTTGAATGTGGCACTGTTGACCGCTCCGGCTGGCATTTCGAACCTGATTCTTACCGGAAGCACAACGGCGGTTCCGACTGCTCATGGTACTCCCCTGGTGGTCAATCCAACGATCTTCGGAATGACTGGCGGAGCTTCTGGGCTGGCGGATTCGGCCTGCACCATGCCGACTTTGACAATTCTGCGTCCTGTCGGCGGCGGGCCGGTAGCAACTGGCTCAGTGACCTCTCCGCAGATTCAGGACAACATCAATGGCCAGATCGTTCTGGGGCCCTCGAGTTGCATTTCGCTTCAGTGCCTGACCACGGCGATTTCCGTGATTGCCTCACTGAGTTGGATTGAAGTCCCGACTACTTAATGGCAAAGTTCGATCTTGAAGATTGGAAACGGCGAAGGCAGAGATGCCGTGTCGACCTGCGGTATCTCTGCGGAGTTTTGGGCTATCGTGACGTTTCCAAAGCTGTGCATGGCCGGATTTATCAACATTGCCAGCAATTTCAAGGTGGGACAGAACCGCTCAAGATTGTCAGGATCAAAGATGGGGCCGGATATACTCCCGCAGTTTCCATGTGGGAGCTTCCGGGGAAAAGAAAGAAGCTCCGGTTGGTCACTCGCGGCGGATTGAAAACTTCGATTATCACGCAGGCCGAAAAAATCCAGTGGATCATCAATTACCCTGATATTCGCATCTTTCAGGGCTCCGCGCAGCTTTCGCGGGCAAAAGACTTCTTGCGCGGCACTAAAGAACAATTCACCAAAAACGAAATATTCCGCTGGCTTTTCCCTGAATTCTGCCCTAAAGCCAACGAGCAGGGTAAGACGGAAGACTTTGGCAATGATGAGCAGTTTACCGTTCCTTGCCGAAGAAAGCCGGGAATCAAAGAGCCAACTTTGCGTGTTCTGTCTGCTGATTCTTCGGTCGCTGGTGGTCATTATGACGTTGGCGATGTGGATGACGGCGTGGAAGACCAGAACACCAGAACGCCGGGAAGCATTGAGCAGACAAAAAAGTTTATTGCCTCACTCTGGCCGCTAATTGAAACGAATCCATTACCGCCGGGACATGGATGGTTTGGCCTGACAGGAACGATTTACAGTTTCTCCGATGCCCATTTTACTATTTACTCAGAGGAAATGAAGAAACCGGAACACCTGAGGGAATGGGATTGCCTCTATATTCCGGCAAATGATGATTGGCCGACATGCTCCGCTGCGATGGAAAGACTTGAGCAGGCAGAAGCTAAAGGCATTCAGGATGACATTGACCGGATGCGCGAGGAAGTGGACAAACTGGACAAAGAGCATTCATGGTGGCCGCAAAGAATCGGCATCCGGCATTTACGGAAGATTGAACGTGATCCTGCTTTGGGGCCGGGAGTCCTGTTTCCACAGTATCTGTTGAAGCCATTGCAGGACAAAGACGGCCTGATTACGAGCAAAGACGACATTCGCTGGATTCCCAGAAAGGAATTGGATGCCTACGCTGCTCGAATTACGTGGAATGTTACGGTTGATCTTGCTGGTATGGAAACTCAGACGGCAGGCGACACAGACTACACTGTTATCAATCTCCACGGCTGGGGCAGTGACGGAAGATGCTACTTTGATCGAATTCACTGGGGACGGTACTCCCCGGATGACGTTATTGAAAGACTTTTCAAGCTATTTTCATATCGCCCGCAAATCCAGTTCATCAAAATAGAGAAGGAAGCCCATGCCAGAGTATTGCTGCCCTTTCTGCGGAAAGCGATGGCAAAGCGCGGAACATATCTGCCAATTATGGAGCTTCAGCGAGACAATAGGACTTCCAAAGTGCACCGTATCCGTGGTACTCAGCCCTACTGGAAAAACGGAGCCTTCGTATTTGCTGAAGATTTATCTGCGGAAGTGCGAAACCAAATAGAACTTGAGGCTTTGTACTTCCCCAAATTCAACCATGATGACATCCTTGACACGATAGCCGATGCCCTCCAGTCGCGGGACGGAATCACTTCAGACGTGGAAGGCCGCGAGAAAATGATGCCCACCCCAGCGGAAACCGACTATCGGGAGTGGAGAGGCATTCCTGTAGCAGCAATGTCTTGGGAGATGCTGCAAGGCATGACGGAAGAAGAATATGAAGGCGGATTGTCGGCGGAGTTCAATCCTTCAGCTAGTTTGTTTCAGTAGAAAGGTAAATAAATGGACATCGAAAACATTTTTAAATATCACCCTCCAACAGAAGATCAGGCAATGAAATATAACGCTCTCCGTGAATCAGCAAAGAAATTTGCTGGCGACATTCTGGCAGTTACTCCGCAGGGAGCAGATCAGACAGCGGCGATACGTAAACTCAGAGAGTGCGTAATGACTGCCAATGCTGCTATTGCTCTCGAAGGAAAACTGTAAGCCTTGATTAAATGGCAACCGCACCCGTAGCACCTGAAACCCTGCAAATAACAGGCAACACAAGCCTCACCACTCAAGAGGCCACTACCATCACGCCTGTCAATACGCAGTGGACTCCGGACTTTGCCAAAAAGATTGCGCTGGCCGACTTCAGGAAAGCGGAAACATTCAGAAACCAGAACCACGATAGACGCTTTCGGGAATCGAACCGCCTACTTACGGGCTGGACAGAAAAGAAAACTTGGGAAGGGACAAGGATTCCGCGCTCTGCCCTGCCGGTATTTATAGCATTGCAGGAAATTCAAGTTCTGCTTCCCCGCGTGCTGTCGGTAATCTTTGACGATCCTGAACCGTTTGAAGCATTCCCTGAGCCGGGGAGCACGCTTCAGCAGGCCATTGCGGTAAAGCAGCTATTGACCTCGCGCTTACGGGACATTGGCAAGAATGGGCAGTTTCTCACCGCCAGAGAGCTATGTAGACGTTCTTACGAGTCGGCTCTGACTTACGGCGCAGGCCCGATTGAATTCGGTCAACTTCAGGCCGTAATCGACCGCACAGTGTATGACCGCGTGGCTGTGGCAGATACCGTAATGGTGCCACATCCGATTACCGCAGAACCTGTGCAGGTTGCAAACGGGCAGATACATTTTGAAATAAATCAACGGCCGGAAAAATATCAGATCAACCGCCCATTCTGCCAGAATGTACAAATTGAGGAATTCTACATTGATCCGAACTGCCCAAGCCCCAATCCGCAAGACGCTCTCTACACAGCAACGCGGCACCTGATACCGATACGGGAAATCAAGACTTATGCGAACCTGCCGGGATTCAATATTCCCAATGATAAAGGCTTGATTGAGTTGGCGCATATGAAAGCGGCCACCATGGGCGATACGACCAAGCAGATGCAGGAATCGTATCGCGGCAACATGTACACGCCGATTCAGGATCAGTCGGCAGACCCAGAACTGTTGCGTGTGGAAATGATTCGTTACTGGAGAAAAGACCGTTATGTTTGGCTTCTGGGACGCGAACACCCTATGTGCAATGAGCCGAATCCATATGGCATCATTCCACACATCAATAGCTTTTACACGAATTACTTGGGAAGGTTCTACGGCTTCTCGATATGCGACCTCGTTGAAGGCGATCACAAACTAGCACAAAACATCATTAACAATCGCATTGACGAATTGAACCTGATTCTTCATGCCCCAATCATTCGCAAACGTGGCGCTTTTGTCGGAGCATCAGGTCGTAGATTTCATCCGGGCGCAAACTGGGAAGTATTGAATGATGTAACAACCGATGTTGTCAGGATGGATATGAAGGCGATCAATCCGGCGGCATTTGAGGAGATTCAAGCCCTTGAACAACGTGTCCAAAAGCTCACAGGAAACACGGATGCTGCTGCTTATGGAGTGGCGGCAAGTGGGGGAGATTCTTCAGCGCGTACAGCTCATGGAATCGCGGCTAAGCAGAGTGCAGCCAATTCACGGGTGGAATACCAAGTCGAAAACTTCGAAGACCAGTTTTTTGAGCCTCTGCTTTACATCCTTCTCGCGCTGGATAAGAAGTATCTTAACCCGCAACAAGTAATTCAGTTGATGGGCGATGACTCGCAACTGATTGAACTCGACCCACTCACAGTTTTGAATGCTTCAGTTCGTTTTGAGGTCAGAGCATCAGCAAAGATGCGGATGAGAACGTCCATGCAATCTGGAGGGTTTCAAGCCCTTGCCCAGACCTATTTCAATCCGGCTTACGTTTCCGCTATGCACGGAATCGGGCAGACGCTTGACACTGCAAACTTTGACCGCATCGCCTGCGACACTTTCAACATCCCGAATAAGAGCCTGATGCGGCCCATGACTCCGCAGGAACAGCAGCAGCTTCAGCAGCAGCAGCAAATGGAAATCATGGCCAAGATGCAGTTGCAGCAGTCACGCCTTGACCAGCAGAGCGAGAATCAGGATGCGGCGGATGAGACAGCACTCATGAAAGAAATGTTCCGCCTCATGATGACTCCAGACGTGGCACATCAGTTGTTTGGTAAACTTTTCGGAATGAAACATCCTGAGGAAGTGAAAGCGCAGTTCGCTCCAAGGAAACTAACCAATGGAAAAGCCTGAGATTCCGCTTTCAGAGTTCGCCCAGATGTACAAGAGTGAGCCATGGAAGGCGCACATGGCCAGACTTAAGGAAATCGTGGATGCCGCATATGAGGCCATGGTGGGCAATATATCGAATCGCCCAATGACTTATATGCGCTTGCAACTCAGATGGCAGCAGAGAGAAGCGATGTACCGGGCTTCCATGATAATTGCCGAAGACACGATCAAGGCGCACGAGGAAGAACTAGAACAGTTCCAGAGAGATTTTGAAGCACTTTCAAGAGAGGCACAATGAGCACTCCCGCAACACCTGCAGTACCCGCAACACCAGTTCCGGCTACCCCGGCAGCCGAAGTCAATGTAAACATGACGCGAGAGCAGATTGCGGCGGCGGTTCCTACGCCTGTTACCCCTGCTGCGCCTGCCATCCCCGCAGCGGTTGAGCCAACGCCAGAGAATCCGGTTGTCACCAAAGAACTTGGCGGCGGTCAATTTGAAGTCAAATACCTGACTGGGGAAACCTTCAAAGGGACCGCAGCGGAGATTCTGCTAAAGCAGGGGCAATCCAATTACAACACTCACCAATGGGCCAAACTGGAAGTTGCCAAAGCTAAGCAGCCTGTTACCCAAGAGCCTCCACCTCCACAGATTTTCGCCAATGAGGAAGAAAGCAAGATTGCCAAGTATGTTACCGAGCTTCAGGCGAAAGAGTTAGGATTCCAGACGGTTGACGAATACAAGGCAGCCCTTGGCCGGATTCAGCAGAATACGGAGCAGTTTGCTGGGCAGAACCTCTCCGTGATGTTTTCGGCAGCGGCCCCGGAATTCAATGCCACCAAGGAAAATTCCGAGAAACTTCTGAACACCGTGGAAACCCTCGGACTTTTGCCCTTGATGACCTCTGGCGACACAAACCAGCAGTTGAACGCACTCAGGGCGGCTCATGCCTTTGCCCTGCAAACCAAAGTTTACGAAGCCAAGCCAGCAGCGCAGGCCGCGCCAACTCCGCCAATCCCTCCTCCGCCGATTCCCACTTCAGGCCCGGTTGATTTGACCACCATCCCCGAAGACCTCAAGGTTGATGTGAATATGCCGAAAGAAGAAATTCAGCGGAGAATCGAACTGGCGCGGTCAAGGAATTACATTTTCTGATGAGAAAAAACTGGCTTTACGTTAATCCGGTTATCTGGTGGCTGTTTGTGATTGTTTTTCTGCTTGCAATCCTCTCGCCACTGTGCTTTAAATAGGTTCTGAAAGGCGGAGTCCCCGCACTCGAAAACCTATCAGCGTTACCAATCTGGCAGCAGCGTCCCTGCTTGCGGATTGCAGGCAATCAAAGAGGCGTCCCCTCCGAGATGGCGAATAAGCAACATCATTCGACTTCAAGGAGAAACTTGTGTCTTACGCACCTCCAGCAAATACTACTCAAAGTGTAGGACTTACACATCAGGCGACTGTCTTTTATGATCGCGTAAAACTGGACAGACTGGAACAGATGTTCCGCTTCGCCAGCGTGTGTGAACCTCGCGTGATTCCGCAGGGCTCAGGCAGAACGACCCAGATGTATCGCTTTACCCTGCCTGGAGCCAACACCACGCCATCATCTGAAACCGTTGGCAGCCCGTTCACTCAGGCGTCAAGCACGGTTTCGGCAACCATTGAACAGTTCTCGGATTTCACCAGCTCATCCGAACTGCTGATCCTTACCGACATCGCGGCTACGACCGAGCGCATGGTTGACGATGTTTCCTATCGTGCGGCAAAGACCGTGGACACGCTCTACCGCAATGAGTTCGATTCCAATACTGGACAAGTTTTCTCAACCATTGGCACTGCTTTCGCCGCTGCCGATGCACGCGCCAACCGTGCTCAGCTCACAGGCCGTGATGTTCGCCCGCGTGCCGGGGGAGATTTTGTAGGAATCATTCATCCGTTTGTTTCCTATGATCTGACCTCTGACAACACGGCAGGCGGATTCATTGACGTGCTGAAGTACACCGATTCGACCCGTCTGGTGAATTCACCAATGTACGGAGAAATCGGCAAGATTGCAGGCGTCAGGTTCCTCGAAACCACGAACGTCAATTCCACCGGCACTGCGCCCGCAGTTCTCTACTCGACTTACATCTGCGGCGAGGGCGGAGTTGGAATGATCGACCTGACTGGAAGAGGCCCATCGAAGATTGTTGATCCGCGCAATGAGCAGATGCAGGTCAACATCATCAAAGGTGGCCCATCTCCGGCTGATCCTGAAGGCAATATCGGTCAGTATGTTTCTTACTGGTTTGCGACTGTGGCGAAGACGCTGGATTCAACCACTCCGCGTTTCCGCATTGTGGCATCAGATTCAAGCCTTGTGTAAAAATGGGGGAGTGATGAACTCCCCTACAATCTAATTTCCGGGGCGGCGGTGAACCGCCACAGGAGTAAATCATGGGTAACGCTAATACGCGGTATGTCGCAAAAAGGGCGGCAACTCTGGCCATTGTTTCTTCAACCGCTGCTGCCTGTTTTGTGACCGCAGCCGACTCCACCAAGCCTTGTATTCTGTATTTCCCAACCGTGCCAACACTTTATACGATTGGATTTGACATCCGAGCATGGGGCAGATTTACCACAGGAACATCAGGAACGGCGCTTGCCACGCTGCAATATGGCACTTCGGCCACGGCGGCATCAAATACCGACATTGCAGCTTTGGGAGCCAACACGGTTGCAACCAATGGAAACTGGTCTCTTCACGTAGAACTGCAATGGGATTCCACCAGCCAAATCCTTCGTGGATGGATGGAAGGAATCAGTGGCGACACTCCGACCATGCTGGGGCCAATCGTCAATACGGCCACCAAAACGGCAGTTGATTTGACCGTGGCCGGTGCCTCCGGTGTGGGTCTGGTCATGTCGGCCAAATTTGGCACGTCCAACGCAAGCAACGTGGCTTTCCTGGACGGGTTCACGATGGCGGTGCTCTAATGGCCGTAGGCAATTACCAAAAACCGCAGCCGACTCTTTGGCTGGCCGTGGCTTCAACCGGAACTACGGCCCTGAGCGCGAAGCTCACTCTGCCTCTGGCAGATGCCTACACGTTTTATATCAACACAACCACGGCCACCGCCGGAAACCTGGACGTATCTTTTCAAACCTCAGTTGATGGTGGAACCACATACATCAACTTGCCCTGGAGGTTTGCCCAGATCACGACCGTAAGCACCAACGTCCTGACCGTTCGTTTGGGCTTGGGAGTTGGAGAAGTAGGCGCAGAGACGGCCACGGCTGATACTGGCGGAACTCTTGCTCTCCCGGCTGTGCCTGACGTGAATTTCATGAAAGTGAAGTACACGATTGGCACCGGGCCGTTTGTCTTCAACCTGTATTACATTGCTCTACCCAAGGGTTCTGTGGGAGGTTTGTAATGGGTACAGAATTGATGCCAAAAATCTCCGCTACGCTGGTGACTGTTGCGGCTGCCGCTGCTACGGCCACCAGTGCGGCCTTTGCCATTCCTGCGGTTGCTGATTGCTGGTCATTCTATTTGAATGTGACATCAGCCGGAGGAACAACCGAAACACTTGACGTTGTTTTTAAAACTTCCGTGGATGGCGGAACGACTTACGTAAACATTCCATGGCGATTTTCACAGGTCACAACTTCGGCGGTAAGCAAGATTTTGACCGTAAGGAATGGCTTTGCTATCGGGCAAATTGGCTGGGAATCTATCACGGCACCAACGGGCGGAACTCTGGCCAAGCCCTGCGTGATTGATCCCAACTTTATGAAGATCACTTACACAATCGCAGGGACTAACCCGCTCTATGATTTCAAGCTGTATGTGATTACGCTACCGGCCAACTTTTATCGCCAAAACAATTAAATGCCGATCATTCTTGATGTTCCCTCTTCGGTAGAATCCGCTCTGGCCTCTAACAAGGTCATAGCGGGTTCTGCCCTTTCTTCCGTTGAACGGCACTCGAAAGACAGAGCCGGGTATAAGCGCGAATATCAGCAAGCCCTTTCCAATGAGGCGAACCAAAACGCCGCTGATTCCATCCGCGTGGATAATGGCAGGCCGCGAACCGAGTTGGATGCTTCCATCGGTATCCCGATTACCGCTGAGACGTTCATGCGGAGATTGCTTCAGCTCAATTCCTCATTCTGGTTTGAACGGGCGAATGCCGACAAGGAAAAGATTGGCATTTACCGGCTTGTCGAAGTCTCAGATACCTTCCCTGAAGGCAAGCAATTCCTCATGGGATTCCATGATGGAGTGATGCCTGAATTTTTTCTGCAAGAGAACGAAGACGACAGGGTAATGACCATTGGGGGACAGACCGAAGTCCATTATGGCGGCTGCAAAAGGATTTTACGCCAGGGCTACCGCACAATCCTGCAAAGGCTTGTTCGCTCGGGAATGATTAACCTGACCGCTGCCGAAACTCTCTTCGGCCCTCCAAGCTACGATTCAGCGTATTGGGCACTTCTTACCGGAAGGCGTTCAAGCATTGATTGACGTTTTCTTTTGTTCCTGCCCGCAGTCGGATGAGCGCATCAAGATTGCGGCACAGATGAGAACACTTTGGAAGTCAATTCCCGATATTCGCCTGCATCTGCTTTTCCCCGAGCAGGGAAAGCATTGGGAATTTCAGCGAGAACGCAGAATCATTGCCGAACAGAAAGCCAAATCTCCAATCTACGTCCTGACAGATGACGATATGGAGCCTCTGTTTTACTTCAACAAAGGCGTAAGGATCATGAATGAGCATCAGGACTTTGGCATCCTGTCGGCATGGCCGGAGAATGCTAATATCAATCCCTGGACGCCTGAAGGCTATAAGCCCTTTGAAGACTGGGATGTGATGGAGCATACCGACGTTGGCGGCTTGCGGTTCATCCGCAAGGGAGCCATCAAGCATTTTCCTCTACAGGAACGCATCGGATACGACCGTGAGCACTGTCAGGCAATGCGGGACAGCGGTTTCAAGGTGGGATTCTTCAAGACTCTGAAGGCGATTCACTACGGCGAAGGGGCAAGCGACATTTGGGGACAGCCGCAGACAGCTTCCGCATAATTCCAGAAGACCATCCGCTGCCGGGAAGGGCGGTTTCTCTGCTGGGGGAATATCTCAAGATGCCCGATGTTCACCCGAAGTGGATGGTGGGCGGAGGTCACAGACGGGAATGGCTCTGCCCAATTTACGGCCAGTCAACCGAGATGGAACTGCTGGATTTCCTGTACTTCCTGATTCGCTTATTAAAGCCCAGATTGGTAATTGAGGGTGGATGCCATGTTGGGCTCGGCTCATATGCGCTTGGCAGAGGAGTGCAGGATAATGGCCATGGTGAAGTGATTACATCGGATGTTGATTTTGAATGCTTCAAGATAGCAACCAAACGTTGCGAGGGACTGCCTGTAACTGTCAACTGTTGTTCCATATTCGGATTGCCACTTGAACAAGCAGACTTCTTGTATCTGGACTGTGACAATCCGATTGGTTCTAAGCGACCACACGACGAAATCAGGCTGGAATTATTGGCCAAAGCCAAACCGGGAGCATTGGTACTGATGCATGATACCCGGCATGAACCTCACTTGGCTGAAGGAATTGCCAAAACACAACACCAGTTCATCAATTTTAAGCAGACGTGGCGCGGATTTTCACTGATCCAACTTTAGGAGATATATGACAGAAGCAGTTTTCACACAAAAGCAGTTGATGGAAATGATTGCCGAGATTAACCGGCAGAATTCTGAGCAGTTGGCCGCACAGTCACGCGATGCCGATGCCCGTATGCTCACGGCGATTCAGGAACTCAAAAAGCCTCTTCCGCATGAGCAGGCGAAGATTGACAAGGAAATCGAACTTGAACGGCGCAAGCGCGTGGCCAAGATCAAAGAGGCTGTGGCTTACGGCCGCTCCGAAAAGCAGATGCAATTTGATTGCCAGCACATCAAGCAGGCCGAAGGCATCATGCCGCAGGGCCATGCATTCAGAGGACAGGTCAACAATGACAATTACTTTCGTCCGCAGTGCATCCGTTGCTTCAAGAATTTCCCAAGAATCAAATGCACGGATGAGCAGTTGAAATCCGGTATTCATCTCCAGAATGTCAAGTTTGGACTCACGGCGGAAGTGCTGCTGAACTGGCATATCAAGACTGATCCGAACTGCAAAGACTGCAAGGCCGGGGGATGCGCGGTTGGCGATCTGCGCCAGATGAAGCAAGGTTTCCTTGATCCGCCGTTGGAAGTTGCGCCGGACGGCAAAATTCTGGCCACTCAGTTAGCGGGGTGATGTATGGCAAAACCTGACAAAGATGCGCCTCTTGGATCTGGAGGACGGTTCGCCGCTCTCAAGCAGGGCTTGTCCAAGGAAAAGGGCGTGACGAACCCTGGAGCCCTTGCCGCTGCCATTGGCAGGCGTAAGTACGGAGCAAAGAAGATGGCGGCAATGTCGGCGGCAGGAAGGAAGTGATGGGACTATTAGGGCAGAAATTCAATGCGCCTCCGCCGAAGCCCACGGGCCCGCGTCAAGCAGGCCAGACCGTGACGAATCCGCGTGCTCTCACGGCCATTGCAATCAAGAACTCACTGGCAAACAATGCCGTCCTTAACCAGCCCAGCCCGTTGGCGCAAGCCATCAATAAGAGAAAGAAGAAATACTAGTGGCAGCTCCCGCAAAACTGATTAGCACGAGCATCGGCTTCCAAGACCCGAAAGGGAACGTTGTGGCCAATGGAAGCCTGATGCTTACGTTGTCTCAGACCGCAACAGTAACGGCCACGGGCGGGCAGGTTACGACTGAGCCGATTTATCTGACGCTGGATGCCAACGGGAAGATTACAATCACGGCAATTTGGTTCGTTGATGAGCTCTCGCCATCTGGCCTGATTTATTACGGTAAGGTCTACTCATCAAACGGCTGCCGGATAATCCCTGGACTGGACAATCTTTCATATTCGATCACGGGCGCATCGTTCGATCTGGCCACGGCAGTACAATCGGGGCCAGCAAGCCCTAGCTATTCCGGCGCGGTCATGCTCACGCCAACGGGTAATCAAACGATTACCACGGGCAACCTGACGCTGACCACCGGGACGTATATTGAAACGGCCTCAGCGGCCACCGGAACAGGGGGATTGGTCCGGGCCACGAGCCCGACGCTGGTGACTCCCGTGCTGGGAGTGGCCGTGGCCACCAGCATCAATAAAGTTGCATTGACGCAACCGGCCACAGCAGCAACGCTCACGATTGCCAACAACAAAACTCTGGCAGCGAGCAACTCGCTTACGCTGGCAGGAACAGATGGAACCACGCAGACATTTCAGGCCAGCGATTTCATTGTGGGGCGGGCCACCACGGACATACTTAGCAATAAGGATTTACGTAATACTGGCAGCGGGAATTCCGTCACGTTGCTGAGTACGCAAGGCCCAACATCAGCACTCGTTGGGAATTCGGCAGATCAAACGGTTTATACTTTCACGATCCCAGCGAACACGATCCAGGCAGGGAAGGGGTTCCGCGTTAAGATAGTCGGCTTTCATTCGACTGGAACGGCATCGGTAACTTACAAGATAATCATAGGCTCGACCACAACGGCCACAGTCGCCAGCACATCCGGCAACACAGGCAACTGGTCATTCTCCATGTATAACGTGGCTGGTGTGCAGAACAGCCAGTATTATGAGGCTCTGGCGGCAGATGGAACAACCGCCAACATGGTCAACACCTTCGGCAACTGCGCAGAAAACTTTGCCCAGGCACTGGCTGTGAAGTTCACGTTTAATGTGGCCAACACAGACCAGTACACGGGCAAGCTGTTCGCTGTCGAATTGATTCAGTAGTTAGATTGACCCTTGCAATCGCCACACGCTACTAGCGATACAGGCGGTGTTGGCGCAGACAGAAGCAAGATTCGCACTGAAGTAGGCATCGATATAGATACTGGTTCCCACGGGGAGGGTCATGTTGACATTCCACTCGCGGCTTCGTTCGTTGCCCTGGTTAGCGCCGATGCCCATGAACAACAGATCGAACTTGCGAACCTTGCAGTCGGGAGTAGTGATGACAAGCGTCTCGAACGGAGAGAACTGCACGTCGTTCTTACGCATGGACACCGATATGGAGGTAATCGTAACCGGATGAGTGATAACTCCCAGCGGCGTGTCGCAGCTTGCCGACAAGTAGGAACTCGCGGGGGTTCCAGCATTGGGTTGCAAGATAATACAGCAGCCGAGATACTGCTCGACGTTGGGGCTCGGCAAGGGAGCCACGCTGGTCATGACAGTGATGAGGCCATTGCCATCATCTCCGGTGAGCACCAACGAACCGCAGTTGAGAGTTGCATTTTGGGCGAACGCGCTGGACATCAGCAGGGTGAGGCACACGAATAGCTTTTTCATTTGATTTCCTTTTTGTGCAAGAGGCGTATTGCCTCTCGGATGACAGCGGTTAGGGTTGTGCCTAACTTTGCAATTAAGTCAGTCAGGCGCTTTTGGTCGGTATCTGTTGCCCGGAAATGAATTTCTTTTGACATGTACACACTGTAGACAAAATGTGTGCAATCTGTCAAGTGGTGAGTAGATAATAAGAGAATCCTTAGAAATGCGCAAGAGGTAAAATTTGGCTTACAGTCCACAAGACGCAATCGACATGGCGAAGGCCATGAACCACAAAATACCGACAATTCCGATTCAGGTGTATTGTGTAAATCAAATCAATTCAATGATTTGGACGGCTGCGCCTTGGCTATGGACGCAAGCAGCCATGACAGCAATTACGCCTTTGGTGGATGGAACACAGGACTACGCTCACCTGCAAACTGACCTTTACCGCATCGTTTACCTGAGATTGGCGCGCACAGACTTGTCGCCAGTCAAATACACAGAACTGAATCAGAAGAACCATTTGGGTGTGGAACTTGAGCGCAAGGCGGGAATTGACGGCATCAGGAACTTCTCCTACGAAGGCGCAATCTCGAAAATCAGGCTGGATTATGCGGCATCGGTTGGCGGGACGGCAGTCCTCGCGCTGCAAGGCGAATACCAAAAAACGCCAACGGCAATAACGCAGGCAACACTCACAACCGCTCTGGTTCAGCCTGACCACTACTTCAACGTGTTTCTCTCTGGGGTGCGATGGATGTTTTACCAACTTGCGGATGATCCACGCGCAGGAACGACGCAGCAATCAAAGCTTGGCCAAAAGGTTTATACCGGGCAACTTGGTGAGTTTACTTCTTTCCTGGATGCGATGAAACAGGCAGAAGATTTCTCCGATGGTGAGGAATTGAACTTCCCAAGCGAACCATACGGCGCGACAACACAGGGAAGCGGCTGGGGGATTTACCCCGGATAAATGGCAGTCAAGCGCGACATCACGCTTACTTCAATGCCTTATCGTACGTTCACTGATATAACGTCCGACAAGGAAAACCTTGTGCTGGGCTCACAAAATATCATGACCTCTGCCCAGCAGTTGATGCAGCGCATCCCTGGATTCGCCGATGCGGTTGAAGCCAGCATTACCACATTCACGGCAGTCAAGTCTTCAATGTGGTGGGCGCTATGGGGCGGGGCAAGATTCATTCATGTTCTCTGCGATGTTTCCGGGGGAGTTGCCAAGGTCTACAAGTTTGAATCGGGTGTGGATACCAGTCACGTTCTGATATTCACATCTTCAGCGGCGACTCCGTTTGATTTCGTTGTCTCGAATAACACGCTGTACATGGGCAACGGAACGGATATGCGGAAGTATTCCGGGACGGGAAGTACGACAACTAAATGGGGCATTGTCAGGCCAGCAGCTCCCCTCACAGTTGGAACCACAGGCACAGGAGTTTCAGCTTATTCAGGCTGGTATTACCGCGTCACTTACTGCAATTCAACAACGTCTCATGAGTCTTCGGCTTCTGATTTGTCACCATGCACGGGCATCACAACCAATAAGACGAACACGATTGCCCTAGTCGCTTCAGCAGATGGACAGGTTGACCAGATCAGGGTTTACCGCACAACAGACGGCGGCTCGACTGACCCCACGTTGATGCAGGAAGTTACCGGAAGCCCATTTGCCAACACAACGACAACGGTCAATGAAGCCACTGCGGATTCGGCGCTTTCGATCAGAACGGCCCCAGGCACGACCACCAATGACCCGCCAACACCATGCTCGAAACTCATTGCCTATGGCAACAGGGTTTTTGGTGCGGCTAACGCTACGGTTTACTATTCGGGCGATGAAGAATTACCTGCCAATGGAGTACCGGCGGAATGCTGGCCGTCTGGGCTTGATGGAAACAATCAGCCGTATCCACAGGAAGTTACCAGCTTAAGACCTCTGGCGAATGGCGTAGCGGTTTTTACCCGTCACAAAATCTGGCAGATTCAGGGAACGCAGCGTGACAACTTCATATTTTCTGGACTTCTGGACAGACGCGGAGCCATCTCGCATACCGCTACTGCGGCCCTTGGGAACTCTGTGGGATGGCTGGACACCGCTTCTCAGGTGTGGTTAGACGGACAGGAAATCGGATTCGACATTCGCAATGACATCAAGACCATAGACCACTCCCAGGCTTATATGGCGATTCATCTTCAGGGAATGCAGCATTGGCTCTGTCTGCTGGATGGCGCGAACGGGAAACTCTACCTCTACGATATGGACGTGCCGCAGTGGCTGCCGCCAAAGGTCATCGCCGCTGGTGGGGCATCGCCAGCATGTTCGGCTTTGACTTCAGGCGAAAGCGCATCAAGCACAGTGTCTCTTACCATTGCACTTGGCAAGACGCAGATGTACAAGATGAACCCGAACAAATATAACGATGGCGGAACGGCCTATTCAGCAGTGGCAATCGTGAATCTGTTGAAGGTTGGCGATCCTGACGGCCCATTCGAAGGCGTGGTGCTCGAAACCGATTCCCACACTGCTAGCGCGGTTTCATATCTTTGCGACGAAGACCCCACGGTAACAGGCGCGGCGTTTACAGACATGACGGTAAATTCCAGCGACCCGGTTAGGCGCGCACAAGGCGTTAATCTGGTGAAGAAACTTTACAAGCCCGACACGGCCCCAATGGCTGAGAGAGTTTCAACCAAGTACGTCTGGCCAACAACGGACGCTAACCTTGTGTGCTATACGATTACGGTCAATCCATCTCTGAGGCCAGGTGAATCAAAGTGAAGGCGATTTACACCATGACCGGCCAGCCGGGGATGACGCAGCAAGACCTGAACAATCTTGGGGCAAGGGTCGCCAGAATAGAAAAGATTACTCCCTATTTGTTGGGTGGTGGTTCTCTTGCCTCATCTGATTTCTCAACCATTGATTCTGCCGGACTGATAAACGGAAAACTGAACCTCACCAGCAGTTCATCCATTGACGTTAAGGGCATCATGAGCCCGAATATAGTGGACGGGCAGTTCTCGGTTGCCAAGCCTTCAGATTCTTCAGCAGTGATTTATTGGGATGGAACCAACTCAAGCAGGGTAATTCTGATTCGCCGTCCTGACTCACAAGGGCAGGGGCTGAATGGGACAAGTACTACCGTGCCGCCGAGCAACATCACAATCACAGGATTAACGCACGATCTGACTTATCAGATTCTTCCTTATTGGGTACCGTTCAATGCCTGTGGGATTGGCTTTGCTCCGGGCACGGTAGGAACTCCCAAGATTGCATTTCTCTCGACAGATTCAGACACGACCTTTGCGCAAGGCAGGGCTATTCAATCTTTGATGGGCAGGGAGCCTTTAGGAAATGTCAGTTGGACGCAGCCCGCAGCGGGCGGAACAGGCGCAGCAGGGTCGCCTATCACTCCTCCAGCTAGACAGCCGGGAACATGCGTTATGCTTGGAACACACTTGAAGCCTTTAGGCAACGAAGAAATTGACACGGTAAATTATCGCTGGACGGATTGGGTCAGGATTGAAACCGAACCCGGTGGAGTATTTACGAATGGCCTCAACTGCACTCCAAATCATCCGCTGTATGACTCGGAACGCGGCAAGGTACAGGCTGATTTCTTTGTTGGCAAGCATCGCTGGATTCTCACAGACCATGGCGAGGAAAAAGTTACCAACACAACTCGCTTTCTGAAGGATTGCACGAAGGTGGAAGCGCGAATGAAGAATGGGCATATCTTCTTTGCCAACGGATACATGAGTCACAATGTAAAGAACCAGTTGGATCAAACGTGATTATTCCTTTTGATTCTGCGCCTCAAGAGTTGAGGGATGCAGCGCATGAGTTCTGCAAGAGAGAACTGAAATTGCCTGAGGGCGAGACGGAATGGAATCTTGGCGACCGTCTGAAGGCATGGATTGAAGTTGAGGATGGCGAAGTGAAGGGTGTGGCTTCGATCATTCGACGCATTGATATTGTCGATTATCGCTGCCTTACTGCGCGAGGAAACTGCAAGATGAACCAAAGAATACACAGCTACCTTGCAGACCAAGGGCTTTTGGGGCAAGACGTGTTTATCCAGTTTTCCAGCGGCGATCCAGCAAAGATGTGCGAAGGATGGCAAGAGGAAATGAAACGGGCAGAAGCGAGGCCAGCGAATCGTTATCTGGTAAAGGTGAAACCAATATGAGCGGCGGCGGAACAGGCACCAGCAAAGACCAACTCGCATTGCAAAATAAGCTCACGCAGCAGCAACTTGACCAGCAGAAGCAGATTCGTGACCAGATTATGCAATCGACCAGCCAATACACAACTGGTGCGGGACAAGGCTATGACCCTGCGCAATTCTCCGCTATGATCTCGCAATTCCTGAATCAGAACTCCGCTAACTTCAATCAGGCTGGCAGTCAGGTCATGTCTTCATTGAATGCGCGGGGGGCTGGCGGCGGGAACATGCCGGTTGGCGGCGACTTCACCAGAGGGCTTGAAGCATTGCAGGGAGCGCGGGCATCAAGCCAATCACAGGGAATTCTTGGCGCAAATATCAGCAATCTTCAGCAGGCACTCAATAACAAGTTCAATGCGCTTGGATTACAGAGCGGGCAGGGTGCCCAACTTGGACAGAATATTGGAGTGTTCAATCAGGGCGCAAGTACTGCGCTTGGCGATTACGTAAAAGCCTCCCAGGGGGGATTCCTGAACTCATTTGGCAGCGCTTTGGGTGGAGTAGTAAGTGCTGGAGTTGGCGGCGGAATCGCTAATGCAATCGGCAAGATACCCGGACTTGGAGCCCCAAAGGGCAGTTAACCCATGAGCACATTTGATCCTTCAACACTGATGAGCATGTTACAACAGAATAGCGGAGCTGCGTCTGGGCCTGATGTTCCGCCCCTACAGCCTCCACCCACTCCAAATGCGCCATCTCCTATTGCCGATATTGCCAAACCTCCTGTACAGGTTCCGCAGGCGGCAGCAACTCAATCGGGATCACAGCAGCAACAGCAGAGACTTCAGGGAATCAAGGGCTACCTGTCCAACATCCTGCACGGTGTCGGCGAAGGCATGAAAGCGCATCTTGGCATGGAAACCGATGCTCAGCAACAGCAAAGACTTTACACGCAAGGGCTTCAGACACAGAAATTTAATCTTGAGCAACAGAATATCCAGTCCGAGATTTTGCAACGTGCGGCTCTGGTCAAGCAGATGCAGAGCATGGTAACAATGCCGGGAGGTTATCAGGTTCCCTTTGCTCTGGCGAAACCCTATCTTGAGGCTCAGGCAAAAGTCACAGCAGCTCAGATTGGCAAGCGGTTTGTGGTTCAGCCGAATGTGGGAATGTGGGACACACAGGCCGAAGGCGGCCCGAAGATTCTACCGGGCAGCGATGCTCAGGGCGTGACAGTGACTTCAGAAATCGCGCAGGAATACCACATGCCTCAGGACATGGTGGGAAGAAAGATTCCGCTGGGGCAGTTTGCGTCCTTTGAACGTGCCGGGGCAATGTGGGCTCCAAACGTCACGAATCGGCAGGAAGTCAAGGAGGTTTCAGACCCGAATAATCCGGGATCGACTCAGCTTGTTACGGTTCCTGTCAGTTCCACAGCACAGCGGGTTTCGCCCACTGGGGGGGCCGTGACTCAACCGGGACAGGCAGCATCTCCCAATGTAGTGCCTGCTGCCCCGAATCAGAACAAAGTTCCGCCTCCGGGACCACAGAACAAACCGCCATTGCGCTTGAGCACTCAAGGCGGAGTCAGAACATTAACCGATTCCCAGGGCAATCCGTTACAAGGCAAGAGTTCGACTGACACGGTTTATGCCACTGATCCAAAGACAGGCCAGCAGATATTCACGACTCGTACGGAAGCGGCAGCGCAAGGTTTGCAGACTCCAATGAAGGTAACGGCTGTGCAGGTTCGTAAGGATCAGGCATTGTCTAATCGTCTTGCCGACGTGCAGCGTAAGGTGGGAGATTACGCCTCAACATTCGACCAGCCCATTGACCCTCAAGATCAGCAGGCCATTGCCTATCTGATGGACAACAACGTTGGGGCAGGCTTGAATGCTCACGGAATTAACGTGAATCTGCTTCCGCAGTACGTTCAATCTCAGCTTAAGGCCAGAGGCATACAGGCTCTTTCCGATGCCGGAATGAGACGCTATATCCTATTCAATCAGGCCCGCGAATCTCTCTCTGGTTACCAGCAGATTCTTACCAACTCATCACGCGCATCCGACAAGATTCTTGAGCTTCAGCTTGAACAGCTTCCCCCGCCCTTGGCCGACAAACAATTTGCCGATCAGGCCACCGGGCAATTCCAGCAGAACCTGGATTTGGCGGGGCAGCACATGCCGATGTTTCCGGGTTCATCTGAGACACAGCAGAGCATCAAGGCTTCACAGTTAGCGGCCAGAGGACAGACAGCGGCCATTCAGGCCAATCAGGACAAAGCGCAGCAGACACAAACGGGACAGCCGCCGCGTCCATCTAATGTGCCAATCGGCTACATTTACAAAGCGAATGGGCCTAAGGGCAGGGGATGGTATAAGCCGTGACCCAAGCAGTAACACCGGACTTCATTCCCGATACGCAGCAGAGTGCGCCTGACTTCATTCCTGATGCTTCCGCTCCGCAGCAACCCGAAAGTCAAGGCAGTGCAGCCATGCGATTTCTGAAAGCCGCTGCTGGCCGTTACTTTGGTGCCACGCTGAATGCAGGGCCAACTACCAGCACGCCAGCAACTTACGGCACTCCTGAATGGCAAAGAGCAGAGCAGGAACTTTATCAGCGTTACCAGCAAGGCAAGCCGCAACCTGGATTGACTGACTTCCTGAAAGCATCCTCGTTGTCGAATGTTCCTGAGAATGCATTGAATGAAGTCAAAAGCCTGAATCCGATTGACATGCAGAAATTCCAGTCTGGGGATACCGCTGGAGGGCTTGGTTCGTCTCTAATGAATCTGCTATTGATTCGTTCTGGATTCAAGCAGATGCGCGGGGCGGAAGTTCCTGAATTTGGTTCGCCTGCTCAGGGGGCAGAAATGGTGCAGCCATTGACTGGTTACACCAAATCTGTTCCACGCCAGCAATTAGCCTTACCATCTGCCCCGATTGAGTTAGGGCCAAGCTCCACCATTCCGCAAACCATCGAAGGGGTTTTGCCGGCAGCCCGCAAAGTCTACGAAAGCGGCAAAGTCCAATATCTGACGCGGCCTTTGCGACCCGGCGAAGCCCCAGACGTTGCCAAAAACACAAATACTCTCGCGCAAGACTATTTCATTCAGAAGATGCGCGATGCGATGGAACGGCAGACCGTTTCAGGTTCAGCCGAACAAGATGCTGCGCTCCAGAGGATGCAGGAATATGCCAAGAGCCCTGTCGATCCCATGCAGGGCTCAGCTTCAGGTCCGGTTGAATCTCCGCAATTTGCTTATCGCATGAGAGATGCCGGGGAAACTGGCATCATGCCAAATCCAAAGAAGACAGCACAAGCCAGCCTTGATCCTGCCAAAGTGCAGAGCTACGAACCCGGACGGGCTACAGCCCAGAACCATCCACAGGAGATGGTGAGAATTGATCTTTCGAAGCTCAGCCCCAATGAGTACGAAGTGCAGCCCAATGGCTATGTGAAATTCAAAGGGGCTGTACCGGAATCCTACATTGAAAAGATGGGCAGCAAAGCGATTTCGGAAGCGGCCCCCAAGCAAGTTCTATCTGGGATGGATTTAATAAATGCTCTCAGGACTATGGCGGCGGCGAAGGCAGCAGGGAAGTAAGCTCTTTCCACATATCTGCAAACGGGTCAGGGCGATTCATGGCAGAATCGACAGCGCGGCGGTCATGCGGTATATCAAGGGATTCCGCGAGTATTTCATCGAAAATGAGCACGTCGGCCATGGTTTAGAAAGGCGCACATCCGCATCTTAGCATGAGATGTTAGATTCCGCGAAAGGGGATTTCCAATGATTATTCTTTTGCCGCTGCTTGTAGCCTTGATTGGCGTAGTGCTTTACGCCGTGAGCAATACCAAACTGGCCGAGATTGGCCGCGTCATGTT